CCTGAAGCTGGTGCAGAAGCAATTCCTCCAGGACCAGAAGCAACACCTACACCTCCACCGGTAGCAGAAGAAATTTTAAGATTGCGTAAGCTATCTGGATTAAATGAAGGTATGAATGGTGCAGGTGTTAGCAGTCAAGCTACACCAGGTAATCCTGTTCCTAGCCAACACGGAGAAATTGTTAAAAAAGATTTACCTCCAATGGATATGAATCCAGGCTCAGGTGCTAAACCAGCAAATCCTAACATGTCAAAGATGAAGGCCAAATTTATACAAGCTAGAGAATGTGGTGCTGAACTACATCATGAATTAGACTTTGGTCACAAAACTATGACATTGCACGATGCCATTCGTGAATGTGGATTAACTCCTATGGAGTGCGGTTTCGGCGATCAAGAAGCCGCAAATGAACATGCTAGCGGTGTACATCAGATGTTATCTAGCGTTGCAGGTTTTTGGAATCGTGAAAATAAAAACTTTACTATCGGCGGAACTCGTGCTAAAACTAAAATAATTAAAGGTTTTAAAGAAGGCGAGTTTCCAAATGCTAGTCAAGAAGATTTAGATCAAGTCCTACACATTATCGATAAGATGGATCCAAGTCATAGCGGGCATGAGTTAGATCGTATTAAACATCTAGCCGGACATCATGAAGCAAGTGTTGGCGAAGATCAAGAATCATTTGATATGAACACTCTTATGCAACAATTTAAGGCAATGCAAAATGATCCGCAGGCAATGCAAACACTTGGACAAGATATTCAAAAAATATTAGGTGATAAAATGGCAACAGCACAACAGCAAATGCCTAATCAAAATATCGAAATGCCTGGCGGTGGCGCACAAATAAATCCCGCAGACATGATGAAAAACATCATGAGCAAAATTAACTTTGGAAATTAATCATGAAAAAAATTACTGAATCAGAATTAAAAGATCGTGTAGCACGTCTAAAAGAAAAACTAGTTGCCGAAGAACAAAAAGTTGACGAGTGGAGTTTCTTAAGTCCTAGCTCATGGTTCAACGGACGCGATTACGGCGATTCAACATCACGCGATGATGTACGAACACAAGACGCCGCAAAGAATTCAGCCGCTGGTGCAAATATGGCCTTAGTACAAAACCGTGAACAAATGGTTCCAGGTTCTACTGGCAGTACTGAGGAAGGTGGCGTAACCTATGCTATCGATGATGCTGGTAACAAACTTGCTAAAATTAATCCACAAACACAAAAATGGGAAATGATGCCACAAGCGACACCAACCGGTAGTGCGGCATTAGATGGAACTAAACCAGGTGCAGATCCTGCAACAACTATTCCTGGAGGTCCAGATACAGCAGTCGGTGGCGCTACACCAGGTGTAGTTAATCGTGACAATATGTCATTCAGCCAAGCATTTGCGGCAGCTCGTTCAGCAGGTGAAAAACAATTTACTTGGAAAGGTAAACCTTACACTACTGAATTGGCAAAACCAGGAGCGGCAAGCGGTGGTCAAGGAGGCCAACCAGCTCAAACTATAAGTAAACCAGCCGATCCTCGCGATGCAGAAGCAGGTCAAAGTCGTGGTCGTCCTGCGGCTCCAGCGGCACCTAAAACAACACAAGGTGCTACACCAACAGCTACAGCCGGGGCTATTCCAGCTGTAAAAGAATCAGCCAGTTTGGATGAAATTGATCGTTTGGTAAGTCTAGTACATTATCGTTAAACGAGTAAAATACTCACATTTCAGGCAAGATTCTTCTTGCTCTGCTAAATAAAAGCGTATACAATAACATGTATGCGCTTTTTCTTTAAGTAGATCTTAAAGAGATAATAGGCAAATAAAAAGCACATAAAGGCTAACAATAGGAGAATATTATGGCAACTTTAGCTGAAATTAGAGCAAAACTAAAAGCATCTGAACAAAAAGGTTCAGACAATAAAACAGGCGGAGATAAATCAATTTATCCGTTCTGGAACTTAAAAGAAGGCGGAGAATCTACACTTAGATTTTTACCAGATGGTAACTCCGACAACACTTTTTTCTGGGTCGAACGTGCAATGATCAAATTGCCATTCGCAGGCGTTAAAGGTGAATCAGAAAGCAAACCCGTAACAGTACAAATTCCATGCGTTGAAATGTATGGCGACACATGTCCAATTTTGTCCGAAGTTCGTGGTTGGTTTAAAGATCCAGCATTGGAAGATATGGGTCGTAAGTACTGGAAAAAGCGTAGTTATATTTTCCAAGGTTTCGTTGTTGAAGACGGACTTGGCGAAAAAGCAGAAGAAATTCCAGAAAATCCAATCCGTAGATTCATTATTGGTCCACAGATTTTCCAATCAATTCGTGCGGCTTTGGTCGATCCAGAATTGGAAGATTTGCCAACTGATTACGTGCATGGTTTAGACTATCGCATGAAGAAAACAAGCAAAGGTGGTTACGCAGACTACTCAACATCAAGTTGGGCACGTCGTGAGCGTCCATTGAGCGATGCAGAAAACGAAGCTATCAAAGCAAATGGTCTTTATAACTTGAGCGACTTTTTACCTAAGAAACCAGGTGAAGTTGAATTAAAAGTTATGAAAGAAATGTTTGAAGCTTCAGTCGATGGCGAGCCATATGACATGGATCGTTGGGGACAGTATTTCAAACCAGCAGGTATGAGCCAAAATACTGGCGATCCTAACAAAGCAACTCCTAAGGCATCTGCACCAGTAGCAGATGACGTTGATGAAGACGAAGCACCAGCACCAGTAGCTAAATCTACTTCTGCTCCAGCACCAAAAGCTGAAGCAAGTGCAGGCGGCGATAGTCGTGCCCAAGACATCTTGGCAATGATTCGCAATCGTCAGAAGTAAGCACACGGGTAGGGGACTTCGGTCCCCTATAATCATTTAGGAGATTTAATATGGCTACAAAAGCCTTCGATTTATCAAAATTTAGAAAAACTCTAACCAAGTCGATCGACGGGTTAGGTGTTGGATTTAACGATCCTACAGATTGGATTAGCACAGGCAATTACACGCTCAACTATCTAATCAGCGGAGATTTCCACAAAGGTGTTCCGCTAGGTAAAGTTACTGTGTTTGCCGGTGAATCTGGTGCAGGTAAAAGTTTTATCTGTTCAGGCAATCTAGTTCGCAACGCACAACAACAAGGCATCTATGTTATCCTAGTTGATACAGAAAATGCTCTAGATGAAAAATGGTTACACGATTTAGGTGTAGACACTAGCGAAGAAAAACTTCTTAAACTTAACATGGCTATGATCGATGATGTGGCAAAAACCATTCACGAGTTCATGAAAGAGTACAAAGAAATGACCGAGCGTCCTAAAGTCTTATTTGTCATAGACTCATTGGGTATGTTGCTTACCCCTACCGATATCAACCAGTTTGAAGCGGGAGATTTGAAGGGCGACATGGGTCGTAAACCTAAAGCATTGACAGCACTTGTTCGTAACTGTGTTAATATGTTTGGTAATTACAATGTAGGTATGGTTTGTACCAATCATACCTACGCAAGCCAAGATATGTTTGATCCAGATGACAAGATTTCAGGCGGACAGGGCTTTGTCTATGCAAGTTCTATTGTTGTTGCTATGAAAAAGCTCAAGTTGAAAGAAGACGAAGACGGCAACAAGACGAGTGAAGTGAATGGTATTCGTGCGGCATGTAAGATTATGAAAACACGTTATGCTAAACCCTTCGAGTCAGTGCAAATTAAAATTCCTTACGAAACAGGAATGAATCCTTATAGCGGTATGGTTGATATGCTAGAAAAACAAGGCCTATTAACACAACAAGGTAACAGACTAAAGTATGTTGATCCAACTACTGGAGAAGAAACCTTATTGTACCGAAAAGAATGGAAAGATGATAAATTAGATATGATAATGGCAAATTATCATTTGAAAAATACAACAACTACCATTCCTGAGGAGACAGAAGAAAATGTTGAATGAAACACAAATCGGTGACATCTGGTTGCTATTCGCAGACTACATTGATAAGAAAGTTATTGACAGCGTAGCTGAACGTTATGTCGATCTACTGGCAGATTTTGGCACCAGTGATCGTGTAATGCAAAGTGCAACTGGTGTCGATAGTGTTTTAGATTCTGCAATCGAGTATTATCTCGACGAAGAGTCTGACGAGGTAGAAGAAGACAATTATTCTGACGAAGACGAGGATTATTAATGGGTTGGTATACTGATATTGCCAAAGACATCAGCAATATTCCTGATGCCGTGCTATATTTCGAACAAGAATTAGTGGAAGCTCGTAAAGAGGTAAAACTATATGGAAATGTTGAGAAAGCCAGTGCGGCATTGCCAGGAATAGTTGAACACAGGTTTGCTCAACTGCAAGAAATTGAAGCAATATTGGAATATCTTAACATTGAGCTCAGAAGACTCAAGAGTAGTTTCTTTCGCAAGTACTTAGAAAACTATCAACGTGCTTTAAGTAGTCGTGATTGCGAACGTTTTTGTGAAGGTGAAGCAGATGTCATTGATATGGAAAAAATTATCAATGAATTTGCTTTACTACGCAACAAGTGGTTAGGTATTACAAAAGGTCTCGACCAGAAACAGTGGCAAATTACAAATATTGTAAAATTACGCATTGCAGGTATGGAAGACGCTAGTATATAATCAATCTGCTCAAAAGATCGACCATAGGCCTTAAATAATATTGAGGCCTATTTTTTTCTTATAGGTTGATCTTTGATATTTGTTAGTGTATACTTACTAGATGATGACAATAGATAATCTTTTACTAAAAATTGTAAATTTCACAGAGCCTACAATTGAAGCTTTGATACCTGCTCGTGACAGTAAGGTACTACGTAGCCTAGCTACATCGATCGCCAGTAATTTTTTCATTACAGAAAACCAAAGCAGATTGTTGATGAAGATTTTAAAAGACAACAGTAAAAAAATGACAAATTTTTCCGAAGAAATTTCACTGGCGCTACAAGAGCCCATGTGGTCACGCAGTTTTCGGCACATAGAGCAAATAAAAAAACTATACATCAAAAAAAATGAAGAGCAAGAACCTATACTTGTTGTAGAATTCACTTTCAACTCAGAAATTCGTAAAACTTTAACTGGACTAGGAAAAAAATTAGATGGTGGATTAAA